TCTTTATCTATAGGTTGCCCTTCGGGAGTATAACAATCTTTTATAAAAGCTACAAAATCTTCTTGTGCCTCTTTTAAACGTTTTGGATTATCAGTTGGGCGAAAGTTCTGAACACGATATGCTTGATGTGGTGACATTAATTTTTCATCATTAAAATCTAATATCTTTCTTTTAACTATAAAAAATTCTACGTTAATTTTATCTTTGGGTACTTTAAATAATTCTGAATAGTAATTTTTGTAGAGTAGTAATTGTTGGGATTTTACATTATCTCCTTTTTCCCATTTACTCCATCCTTTTGTAGATGTTTTTATGTCGTAAATAGTGTAATCTCCGGTGGTTTTGTCTTTAGTAACTAAATCGACATACCCCATATATTTAATATTAGGGCGTTCTTTAATTGGTTGTAGAATTAAGGGTATTTCAATACCTACTAACTCCATTGTTTTTTTAGAAAAGTTAGTTCTTCTACCATTTCTGTGTTTTTTAAACCATTCTAAAATACCCACCCCATCTTTATAAAATTCGGATAATTGTTCAGGAGTAGAGAAATGTTTATCTTTATTTTTCTTTAGGTATTTTTTATATTCATCCATCATCCTATCCTTAAAGAACTGCGTGATATCAACATCATCAGCGGCTTTTATGGATACGTCGTACATGGTTTTGAGATAATGTTGTAAAGCCTCGTGCATTGCAGTACCGAATACAAAATGTATATTTGGTTTATCGTCTTTATAACCCTTTACATACTGCAAGTACCACTTGTGTGGGCACGATTTGTACATAGAGTATTGAGAGAACGAAACTATTTTATCTGTAGCGTAATTAATTTCCAACTTCGTCTTTTAGGCGTTCAATATATAATGTAGCATCCATTAATTCTTCTTGGAGGTGGGTTAACCATGCTTTTAAATCTAAATCAGTACGTTCTAAGGTAGTATTATATTTTTTAATACCGATTTGTGAACGTTCTTCAAATTTTTCCTTTACTTGGTGGACATATTTGTCTTTTTTATCTGGAAATGTTGTGTTTGAGTACCATAAGACTTTGTCAATAGGTTGTTTATGAGGGGTAATAGTCCATCCATTGTTATCATCTATAATTTTTGTCATATTTTCAAAGTATTTGGTTACTGAATCACTCATTATCCTAATAGATTATCTTTATCTCCGTTAAAATATTTTTCTAAGATACTTAATTTGTCATCAGCATCAACTAACATCATTAAAGCTTCAGTAGCACTAGAATAAAAATCACCAGTAGTATGGTCTCCAATTCCTACAGCGTTATTAGATAATAATTCAAGAGATAATAAAGCTTTTGCTTTTTCAGCTTCAGCTTCGGTTTTTAACATTTTGTATAAATGTGGTTTCATTTTAAAAGTTTTTTAATTTTGTTCTAATAATTTAGGGTCTAAATATTCTACCCATCCTGTAATAATATATTTTTCTCTAGAAAGAGGAGGATTACCTCTATGGGTATGTGTGTATCCCGCAGGAAATATACATACTGTACCTTGTGTAGGTTTTACTCTTAGAGATTGATATAGAAATTCAGTTTCACCCCCTTCTTCTACATCATTTAGATATATAGTATAAGCTCCTATTCTATGTCTATTATTCCAAGTAGAACTTTCACAATGCCATTCATGATATCCCCCAGAAGGAATAGTTTTTTGGATTTTAAAGGCAGGAATATGTAAGGGGTATATGTTTTTAAATATAGAATATTTATTAGAATATAAAGGTATAATTTGGGTATATAAAATATTTTTGATATTATTAGTTAGTTCTAGGTTGTGAAATTCAAGGTGAGAACCATAATCTTCTTTTTTTAATCCTCTTCCTTCTTCTATAGATCTTTCTCCTAATTCTATATTATTCATTAAGTTCATAACTTCTTCACATAATTCCTTAGAAATTATATTTTCATACACTCCTATAAATTCTTTATACCATTCTTTCATTTTAAAAGTTTTTTAATTTCTTTATCACTTATTCCTATTAAAGATAGGATAGTTTTTGCTTCGTCTTTACCTAAAAGTGGGTAAAATTCAATTGTTTCTCTTTCACTAACCGCAAACCAGCTTGCTATAAGCTTTATAAGTTTGGGGTTGTAATCTTTTGTTTTAGATTTTATATATTTAAAGAATGTTTTCTTTTTAGGGATAACATGACAATAAAAATTATATAAGTGTTCCTTTGGTAAATTAGGATACTTTTGAATTAAATTAACTACTTCAATGTTCTCCGACCTCATACTAATAAAACGATTTAGCATAAAGGGGTTAAAGGAACCATGATCGTCACCTGAGAATGAGGCCCATGGTTTCTTTTCATAACTGATTTGGTCGAGCCATTGGAATAATGTCATTATATATATTCTTCTTTTAATTCTTTAGGTAATGTACCTTCAAAAATTTCTTTTGTTTCAGGATCAAAAAATACAGGGATTGGAATCAAAGCATCCTCGCTTGTTCCTGTAAGAAATTTAGAGGCAGATCTTAGAATTACACCTTGTTGCCAAATTTTACCCCCGCTTGGAGTGTTTAATGCTGTTGTCTTAGTTAAATCTAAGTTCATTTGTGGTTGTTCCATTAGAATGGTTTTAAAAGATTAGCGACGCATGCCATAAATGTTATTTCACGATCTGGAGCCATTACAGATTGATATTGTGATTCGGCTATAATAATAGTGCCTAACACTGGGTTATGAAATGTGTCTAAATTGTTAAATAGGGCTCTATATAATTCGTTGTATTCTTTGATACCTGCGTCCGCTATAATTTGGCGGATTTTGTTAAAGGTATTTTCATCGTTAGATGAAATCAATTCAATGATTTTATCTGTGTATTGTTTTTGATTTACAATATTATCCTTTAATTTGAGAAATTTAACATCTGGTTCCCATACAATACAAGATTGTAATAGATTTAATGTTTTCCTAATATCAGGGTATGTTTTGTTGATAATCTCTACTAAATCTTCTTTAGAGTGATCAACTTGCTCTTCACGTAATATACTAACACATCTTTTAGCAACCTCGCTCTTTGATGGGGGAGTTATTTCATATACTGATGTTCTTGATTGTATGGGGTCAATTATACGTTCAACATAATTACAAGTAAAGATAAAACGTGTTGTTTTGGAAAAAGTTTCAATTACGTTACGTAATGCGGCTTGTGCGTTGATCGTTAGAAAATCGGCTTCATCCATTATAACCACTTTTAAGGCGTGGAATGTTGCGGACGATGCGAATAATTTTACTTTATCTCTAATTGTTTCTATACCATTTTCATCTGAACAATTGGTATATAAGAAATCGCAATCTATATTACTTGTAATTAATTTAGCAGCAGTAGTTTTACCTGTACCTGCTGCACCATGTAGTAATAGGTGAGGTATATCTTGTTTTTCAATCCACTGATTTAAGTCTTGTTTAAAACTATTATTCCCAATATAATCTGCGGGATTAGTTGGACGGAATTTTTCTGTATATAATGTATGTTCTTTTATCATTGTTATTTAGTAACTTCGTAATCTAATAATAGTTGGGTATTACTTCTTTGTAATTTGTCTTCTTTATTATATGTATTACTCCATAAAAATTCTCCGTTGCTAGTTAGTTTAGCTACTGTAAACCATATATTATGAGGTATTTCAAATATTCGTTCATTAATGCCGTCTATAATACGAATAAAATCAAAACCATTCTTTTTGTTTTCTCCTGCTTTATTAACTCTTAACTCTCCTGAGGGTTTTATGTAGTTAGTATATTTAGTTTCTATTCTACCTTTAGTGTGGTGTACTTCATCATGGCCATTTTTATCTACAAATTGCGAACCAGCATCAGCAGCTACTTTTTTTTCTACTATAAGTGCTTGAAATTTAGGATCTCCTAATAATAAACTAATATTATTTAATGACCATTTTTTTAAATCTCCATTTCCATAAGTATATTCCATAACCTTTAATTTTTAATAACCCCTAAATATACGAAATAATAATGGGGGAACCAAATAGCCCCCCCAATAAATTACTTGCTTTCTGCAACGGAAGCCTTACGATACTCTGTTACGAGTTTCTTAATTCCTCCAATTGCTTTTCTAGCACGTTGTTGAGATGCTTTTGTTGTTCCAGCATTCTCGGTCTTGAAAGTCTCATAAAGACCATCGATTTGTTCGAAAACTTCTTGTTTACTCATTTTTGTTTAATTTAAATTTAATTTACATCATTCCATTTGGGTCCCATTGTTGTTGAGGTGGGGCATCCTCATTTCTTCCTTTTTCTACTACAGCAGCATCTGTTGTTAATATAGTTCCTGCTACTGAAGATGCATTTTGTAATGCTATTCTAGTTACTTTTTTAGGATCTATAATTCCTGCTTCTTTGAAGTTAATAGTGGACAGATCTTTATAATCTAAACCTAACCATACATCTTTGTTAGAATCTACTAATTTAGAACCAGCGTAACGAGCATCGTTAATATCATGACCCGCATTTGTAAGAATTTTTAGGAATGGTTCTTGGATTGCTTTACGGACAATTCTTCTGCCAACTGCTCTATCATCAGTTCCAGCTCTTGAGATTTTTTCTGAAGCATACAATAAGGCAGTTCCACCACCAATTATAATTCCTTCGTCTAGGGCTGCTAATGAGGCAAATAAAGCATCTTCTACTCTGTCTTTTTTCTCCTTCATTTCAATTTCACTATTACCACCTACGTTAATAATAGCTACCCCTCCTACAATTTTACCTAAACGCTCTTGTAGTTTTTCCTTTTCAAATGCTGAAGTAGCATTTTCTAGAAGTGTTTTTACTTCTTCTGCTCTTTTTTCAATATCTTCTTCACTTCCTTTACCATCAATAATAGTGGTTTTAGCTTTTTCAACATTTACACTACGAGCTGAACCAAATAATTCTTTAAGTTGAACTGGTTGAAGTTTATCAATTTTATGTCCTTTATCTCTAGAAATTACTTGTCCACCTGTAATTGTAGCTAAATCTTCTAATGCCATTGTTCTTCTTTCACCAAAATCTGGAGATTTGACTCCTACAACATTAACAATACCTCTCATTTTATTTACAATAAGGGTTGCTAAAGCTTCTCCACCAATCTCGTTAGCAACTATAACTAACGGTCTGTTATCAGTATTGGCTACTTGTAAAGCATTTACAATATCTTGAGATTTCTGTAATACCCCGTCAAAAATCATGATATAAGGATCAGTCATAAGAGCTGTCATTGTACCATTGTCAGTAACAAAATAAGGTGAAACATAACCCCTAGTAAATTCCATACCTTCTACAGTTTCAAGATATGTTTCTCCTGTTTTAGATTCCTCAATAGTAACAATTCCTTCTCTACCTACTTTATCTAAAGCAGTAACAATTAAATTACCTACTTCTTCGTCATTGTTAGCAGAAATGGTTGCTACCTCCCTAATTTGAGCATCGTCTGTAATCTCAATAGCCATTTCTTCTAGTTGTTTTACAACAGTAGCTACAGCTTCATCTATTCCTTTTTTAATTTCTACAGGATTAGAACCTACTTTGATATTTTTCATACCCTCTTCTAGGATGGCATATGCTAAAACACAACTTGTAGTTGTTCCATCCCCAACTTCGTTTCCTGATTTGATAGATACTTTTTTAACTAATTCAACTCCTAAGGTAGAAAATTGATCTTCTAATTCTTTAAAGTTTTTAGCTACAGTAACACCATCTTTAGTGATAATTGTTTTGTTATGTAACCTTTTAATTAAAACTGTTCTACCAGCTGGTCCCAATGTTGAAGATACACTCTGATTTAGTTGTTTGACACCTTCTAAAAGTTTATCTTTTAGTTCAGCACCAAATAATGTAATTGTTTGTTCGTCTCGGTTCATAAATTTAATCTTCTAAAATTGCTATAATTGAATTTTGTTGTGTAATATAATAATCTTCCCCCTCTACAGTAACTGTTTGTGCCCCCATTTTAGGAATTAAGACTTTATCTCCTACTTTAATAAACAATGGGACTTCTTTGTCTGTATTAAAATTAAAAATTGGTGAAATTGCTATAACTTCAGCCATTTCTGGTTTTTCTTTACCCATATCTGGGATTACAATGTTTCCAGCCATCAATTCTTCTTCTTCGATTGGCTTTAGGACTACGTGTCCGTGTACTGGTTTTAATTTGTTCATCTTAAAATTGCTTCTTTTAAATTAGTGTGGATTGTTTCAAAGTTATTAGCATATTCCTTTAAGGTAAATACTCCATCTTTGTTAGACAAGTTTTTTGCTACAGCTAAAACTGCTGTTCCTAAATTTGTATAAAAACCAATGGTTTTATCTTTTATAATATCTACTACATTATAGCTGTATTCATCTACAACGATTTTAAAGTTCCCTAATAATGGATCTTCAATAAATGTACTTTTTCCAGACCCTTTTGGTCTGCCTTTGAAATTTGGATTTGCCATAACTGATTGTTTGTTTGTGATTATTACTATGTCGTAAATATACGAACATTAGTGCGATAAACCAAGTCTAGAGCGAGAGATTTTTACTTAATTTGCAGTGTTTTTGATAAGACTGTTTTGGCAAATGGAATAGTGATTTTCAACATTCCATAATTAAATTCGGCTTCAGCCTTTTTTAAATCGAACTTGCTGTCAATCTTCCAACCTAAATTAAATGAACGTTTTGCTATACCTCTATGGATATAATCTACGTCCTTTTCTTCAATTTGGGGTTTATCGTATGTAATTTGAAGTGTGTTATCCTTTATTTGGATATCTAGTTCCTCTTTGGCAAGACCAGTACAAGCAATATCAAACACGAGATGTGTTTCTGTTGTATAAATGTCTGCGGGGTGGGGTACTTTTGATTCGGCTAGTGGTGAATATTTACTAGCATCTTGGAAGAAATTCCTGATTAAAATGTCGAACGGATTACGTTCATAAAGTAGTGTACTCATAATGATTTACGTTTTTGAGTGCCTAAGCTACTCGGTTAAAATTAATTTAATATAACAATTATATAACTAACTCGCTCTAGAGTCAAGGTTTATTATAAATATATACTATTGTAGCCTTACTAAAAAGTATTTTACAAAAGTCGTTTCTGTTTTAAATTCTAGTTTTGCTAGTCCTTTATTACTTACAGACATTGTACCTTCAGAACCTCTATTAGCACTTAGTATTTCACGAAATACCAATGCTGAAAATGGTAATATATCGCTTGGTTCTGTAAATGTAGCAGGTTCGGTGAATTTAACTTTATTAGCGTGTGTTGTACGTTCACCTAGCAACAATTCAACTATATTTTCTCCTTGTTTTGTGGTAGATGTATTAATAGTAAATGCTGCTGTTTTTTCTAAGGCGTTATGTGCCTTTAAAAAATTAGTTATAAACTCGTTATCAATATTGAATGAAAAACCATATTCTACCTCACCTACTTTAGGTACAGCTTGGATAACATTTATATCACTTAGATTGTAGTCTAAATCGAATTTATTATCTCTAATTTTAAGTTTATTTACTAACCCTGTGTTTGATTTAGATAATTCGAGTTGGACATCTTCATTTGTAATACTTAATAACCTTAATAGTGAATCTGTATTATAAATCCCGATTTCATTATCCTCTAAAGCTAAGTCGAATATCAAATTACCAACTGTATCTTTTGTTGATGTAGTAAAATCTATTTCTACTTTACCGTTTTGGATTGTCCAAATTACTTCTCCTACTAAACCTCCTAGGAAGTATTTTTGGATGTTGTCTATAATATAACTTTTTTTCATTTATATAAAAAATTGATTAACGTATGGGTTTGTTGTAAGTTTCCATTCTAAGTCTTCATAGAAACCTTCTAGCTTATTTAATAAAATAGTGTCAAATACTTTTTCTTTGTCAGCAAACTTATCTAAGAAGTCTTGGATTTTAGGAGGACAATCATAATCAAGATATGCTAGTGCTTCTATATTAAAAGGATTTTTTTTTAAATATATCCATTTTACTTTATCACCTTGTACTATTTGGCTATAATCTTTATCTAGCTTCCAATATCCAAGTAAATCATTATACTTAATCGCGGCTCTTACTGAAGCCGGAGCTCCACTTTTTCTACCTGTTTTTTTGTTTACAGGTTGTTTTACCACTGTAAATATTTCAGTTCCTACAGGTTTACGTTCAATATATTTGTATAGTGTTTTTACACTTATGGGATTACCTAATTCATTAATAGGCATATCATTTAAGATTTTTTGTTTAAATGCTAATATTCTAGTGTCAATTTCTTTCTGTTGTGTTCCTTTTAAAACATCTTCAAGTACTCCTTTAAAAAAATTACCAAATACTTTAGGAAAATTAGATTTCTTATACTCTAAACCTTTAACATCTAATATTTCTTTCGAAATACCGTCTTGTTTTGTAATCCATTGAGCATATCGACGGGTAGCTCTAAAATATGCTGAACGGATAACACATTCAGTTTTCATTTCTAGTCTATGTTTGCCTTGTATGTTAAAGCAATCACGAGCTAATTTATCATATTCAACATTTATAATATCTTGGTACTTTAGTGCAACCTTTTCTAAAATGTTATCTCTTTCATCTTCGGTAAATTCTTCAAAGTTAGGATATAGGTGTAGTAGAAGAGGTTCAGCATTAAAATAGTTACTGTCTGTGTCGATATAAGAGCAGTAATTTACGTCTTCTTCATCACATATCCACCAAGGTGTATCCTCTAAATGTTTCATTAAAATGTTCTTTCTCCAGGGATTTGTTCTACTCCTCCATCGGCTACTCCTTCACTATTTAATATACGTTCTCTTAATCTAATTTCAAACTGAATCCCGTCGAATTTACATTTTCCTCCTTGTTGAAGCATTTTTCTAAAAAATACCTCTTGTTTTTCGCTCCAAAATTGGCTCATTTTAATAAGTTGTTCTTTTGTAGCCAGTTGTTCGTTTACCATTACGTGAACACCTTGTCTTAATGATTGTTTGCTTAACGCCATATTTTTATTTAATTTATGCGCATTTTACGCGCGTTTAACGCATTACCTCTGCCCTTGCACGGGGTATGGTGATTATAGTTCTAATTTAATTTCGTTTCTAATTACTTTGTTTATATGTCTATTTGCTACAAGTGCGGATTCTTGTATAATTCTCCAACCCGACAAGGTAATTGCCTCTGATAGTATTGACATGGGCATTCCAAATCTAAATGAAGGTAATGCCGTTGCT